ATAGATCAAGGTCTGGAACAGCATCCCAACTTAGAAGTAGAGTGTTACCATTAAGTTGTTTTTGAAGGCCTGTAACGTCTGCTGGAGGATCTGAGAGAGCATCCACATTGAAGTCACTCAAGTACTCCCAGTCGCCCTTAACTCCAAAGGTATTAGTGGCCCTAGCACGGATATCATAGTCACCTCTATCAAGGTCAATACTATTGAATCTACCTAGTTCACCTGTACCAATAGAGGTGTAGTCAGTTTCTGCGGAAGGTTTAACTTGGACCTCTACATGGTCAATCCTTTCAGATTGAGATGAAGATACAGTTATTACTAAAGTGTTTACAAGTTTTTCAGCTAGTACCTGAGCAATTGCAACAGCATTAACACCTACTGGTGGAACATCAAAAGGTGACAGTAGGTTAGTATTGTCTCTTTCGTAGACAGCACCATCACTAATATCATCAAATACACTTTCAGATACTTCTCTAAGGATCATCTGAACTTGTAGATCATATTCATCAGCTAGTCCAAAAGTCCAAGAAGTAACTTCAAACTCTTTATCAACCCATCCAAATCTAGTGTTGTTTATCTTAACGTTATCACCTACTTGTAATTGGAAGGCTCTCAAACCAAAAGAAGCTGTCATAGTTAACTGTTGTCTATTTCTCTCTAGAGAAACATTAGCAATTCTTCTAGCTTCTTCAAAGTTATCCGTGAAAGGTAAAGCTAAGTCAATATAAGAACTTTGGTTATTATCAGCAGATAAGAAAGCAGTATTAGTTACCTCAGGGTAATCTGTAACCTGCCAATTAGATTCTTCACCTTTAAAGGTTCCTCTAACAGCATTATAGTTATCTCTTCTGGAATGACGAGTGTTAACTGTAATGTTCCCTCTTAGGTCATCCTCATCCAGTGTCAGGGTAGGTTCTGTCCAGTACGCAGGTTTCATTCTCCACTGGCCTTGACCATACCAGATAAGGCCACCCATAGATGTAAGCAAACCACCAATGTTGTCATAAGGTGTAGCCGAAGTCAAGAATCCACCATTACAAGTGTATCTAGTCTCACCACTAGGTGTATCTACTCTATCACAAACATCAGCAGCAGAAGACACTAGGTCATCATCAATGTTAATAGAACTCTCACCTAAACCATAAACACCACTACTTAGGTAGTCTCTTAGGCATAAGGCTGGGTTATCTGACCAAGCAGTAGATCCATCACGGGGGTCATAAACTTTCTTACCTTTGATCACCGCAGTAATCTCGGGAACACCATTAGGGAAGGCATCAGAGTCATGTGTCAACCTGATATACAGGTAGGATAGGCCTCTTAGTCTATGCTGGTCTGTCCACTCTGGAACCTCACTAACTAGGAGAGGCTCTGCTAACTGATCTGGACTACCTAGGTGAGCTTTAATAGTAACCTTCTCATCATACCTCTCTGGAAATACAACGTTACCATTTTTATTTATTGTAGCCTTCTCATCATTTATATAGATCTCATCAAAAGACTCAATCTCATGTCCAGTGAAAGCAATTACCCTATGCAGCTGCTTATTACTACTACCTGTAGTCGAGTCAAACACTCTAGCTCCACCAACCTTCACTCTACCATAAACAATCTGATGGTCTAAAGCAGAACCATTCTGGGTGACTTGGTAACCTCTATTTGTACCAGCAGTAGAGGGTTTAGGTGTAAGGGCACTTAAGGCAGAACCTAAAGCTGTTGTAACAAGGAAGTGACTTAATGCCTGCATACCAAGTGTAGCAGTCACACCGAAAAGGGTAGCACCGAAGGCTAAAGAACTTGTAGCCGCACCTACAGCCGTTGATGCGAGTGCCATACCAGCAGAGATAGCCATATTAGTCTCCTAAGTATTTAGAGTAAACAGTCTCAATTGAATTGTAACCCAAGAATTTCATTAGTGAATGAAAAGGTTTATGATTTTTAGTGTTGATATTAAGTACTGACACCCCATCCTCTTTGAGATACTTCTCTGCAAACTTAATAAGTTTCAATCCAGTCCTACCTTTTCGGTATTCTTTAGATACAAATATTAAGTCATTACAAGCAAACAAGTGATCCTTATAATGGATATGAGGGGCTACAATAACTACAAAGTAACCAATTAGTTTACCTTCTAAACGAGCAGTAAAAATCTTTAGTTTACCTTGATCTTCCAAAAGATAGTAAGTATCCCAATCAGGGTTTACCTTGATCTTATCTTTGTTCAAGGCTATGTCTTCCCAGTGTTCTTCTAGAAGTGGTTTAGCCTCATCTACAACTTGATGTAGAAACTCTTGTTTAAACTCAGTCATAATCTCTCCCCCAAACGATATCTTTATCCTGCAAAGCTTCCACAAAATCTAAACCTAAGTCACCCGGATAAACTGACTTCTGGTAAGCTGAGGTAAATCTAGCTACCCTAGCTCTTTCCAAGTCTACTAGTTTATTCTCTAAAGTAAGTTGTACTGTGCAAGTATCTGGTGTTTCCTCAATGTTCATCTGATCCATATAACCAGTAAAGATTTGACTGAGGTTTGTACTACCAGACTCTAGAGAGATACGATCACCATTCTCCATAAGAATGTAATCACCAGACTCTAGGTTCAGCAATCCTTTTGTGAAGTTACCAAAGTATATATTAGCTTGTCTACCTTGATATGGCTCCGATAAAGCTAAAGAGAGTACCTCAGTAGGAATACCACTAAAAGTAACAGTGGCACCCTTTACTGAGATATCTGTAGTCTCTTCAACGGAGTCAACTTGTAGAAGATCACCAGATCCAAACCAGTCTACACCTTGATAATTAAGTGTACCATAACCAGTCCAGAGACGCAAGACCTGATCACCATCGAAAAGTAATTCTACAGCAAAGAAGGGATAGAAAACGCTATCCTCTAAGCTGTCAATAGTTTTCTGAGTAATGTCTCTTGTTGACATGATGACCTCCTTAGGTAATTGCTTCTACAGCCTCAAAAGATATACTGTAAGCACTTTGATTATTAATACCCCAAGAGGAAGTATTACTGTTTAATCTAAAGACACCTTTAGGGTTACTAATAACAGCAACCTCAGAAGTATAATTAGATCTTAATGCTGGCCAGATCTCTAACTCACCATCACCAGTTTGATCCACTAATACATGATGTAGCTTAGCAGAAGAACCTGAACCTAGTTGGATGTAATCACCAGCTAGTAGTGAGCCAGTCATAACTACAGAAACAGTTTCCTCTCCGATGGTACCTGTAACTACACAAGATGAGACGTCACCCCTAGGTGTAGCATAATCAGGGTCACCTAGTAAGAAAGTACCCACTTGACCTTTTAGAGCTACTAACATAGCTTTCCACTCTGCGGAATGTTCCCTACGTACATTAGGGATAGTAACAGAAGCTTCCCACTTTTGTCCAGTATGAGCAATGATCTGTTGTTTAAAAGTGAAGGGGGATTGAGAACTACCTACGGCATTAACTGACCGTAGTTCAATACTCTCAATCCCAATTGTAGTTGGTGTGTTTAAAGGGTAGCTGATTGCCATATTAACCTCTTATCTTTATTAACCAAAGGTAGACTTCATAGGTCCACCTCTACGTCTTTGGGTCATTACAGCAGAGACAGATTGTTCCACAATAGGACCAGCAGCTTTATTGACAACTTGGACTGATTGCTGTTCAGCTTGAGTTAAGATCTGTCCAATTAACTCAGGTGACAACTGTACCTGAACAACAGAAGTTCCACCACCCCCACTAGAGGCTACACCTAGTTTACCATCACTGCCTCTCTTAAGTGGCATGATAGCTTCTGGTCCAGCTTCCCCCATAACTCCTAGACCACCAGAATGACCAAAGGCTGTAGGGGAATTAACTACACCACCATTAGCAAACATCTGTACACCACCAGAGAAGGCTCCACCATTAGCCATAAGTAGACCTGATAGTAAGTCACTACCAGCCTGTGCTAGAGGTGTAACAATCTCTTGTTGATAAATACTTTCGATAATGTTAAACATCATTTGTTTGAAAGCATCTTCCACGGATTCTGTTTGAGTGATGATATCCATGAGACCATTAGAGATACTACTTTGGATATCTTGTTCCAACTGTAGTTTCTCTTCAAGAGCTATCTTTTCTCTAACATAACTTTCCAGTCTTTCATCAGAGATATCATATCCTTTAGATAGAACCTGTTCACGTAGTTTGTAGACTTCTGACGTAACTTCACGTTCTCTTTCTGATAGGCCTAGTAGTTCTTCTTTAAAGTCTAGCTCTCTTTGTAGGCCAGCGAGGAAATCAGAGGCAGTTTCTTTAGATCCTCCAGATCCACCTCTTTTAGTTTTATTTTTGAACTTGTCGATAGCACCTTGGATATCAAAACCTGTCAGTACTTGAGTACCACCGGGCATTCCACCTGAACCTCTACCAGAATATGTTTTTGTTAGGTTGACTAAGGAAAGAGCCTCAGCAAGACTGACACCTAAGTTCGCAGCTAGTATAGCTGCTTCTTTAGCCGCCTCAGATATACCTTTAGATATATCTACATCTGCCAACCTTAATACCTCCTTAGCACCTTCACTTAACTCATCTACTAAGTCTTGAGTGGCTAAGAACATCTTCGCCATATTCTCAACATACTCTTCTGTACCTAGAGGATCAACAGAGTCTTTAGATTGGTGTTTAGCTACACCATCTAGAAGGTTTTTATACTCGGCCTCTTCCTCAGCAATGGCAGCATTCATTCTTTTGATCTCGGACTGCCAGTACTTTTGAGAGGCTTCCTCCTTGGACTGAAAAGCTTCTATAGACGCCTCTATCTCCCACTTCGTCTGCGTTTCTAGAACTTCTAAGTATTCTTGTAACCTCAGACGATTGAGTTCTCTAGTAGCTTCTCTCTCTGCTTTCAGTGCTACTTGGTAATCTTCAAACCCCGAAGCCCTAGGCTCCAGAACAGGATCAATACCTGTAGCTAACATTTGCTTGTGTTTTTGTAACCTATCTAACCTTGCTTCTTCAGTTTTAGCTTGTGCCTCTGCTAATGTCAATTGCTCTTTAGAGACACCTAAACCTAAAGCTTTCTGATTACGAAAATACTCTTCCACCGCTTCATTAATACTTGTGATACGTTCTTCCAAAGACTTAGCACCGGTTTCGGCTTGAGCCATCTGATCTTTGGATTTCATCCAAGCAGCCCCAAAGGCACCAACCAAAGCAGCACCAATAGACAGTGTAGCACCCCAAGGTCCACTGATAAGACCAAACAACTGGGCACCCTGTTGACCAAAGGCTACAAAGGCGGATGTCCCACCTTGAACCTGAACAACAAAGTCAGACATTTGGTAACCAAACTGTTGGGTGTAAGCTCCAAACTTGTTTAGAGATTTACCTGCCCTTTTACCCCCTTCAACGAATTGGTTAGACCATCCAGCAGTTCCATTCAAGAACTGCCTGTACTCCATCTTTAGGTTCTCTACTGTTTCAGCGTGTCTACTATTAGAAATAGCGCCTTTCTGGTGAGCTTCATTCAATTCTCTTAGGGTATTTTTGAATTGGTTAGCTGATCTATATACAGGGTTATATTTACTCTTTAGTGTCTCCAGAGCTTTGGCTTGCTTAACCATTTCTTTTGTAGATGCAGAAGTCTCTCTAGCACTCTTTAAAGTAGCTCTCGAATAAGCATTAACGGAGTTTCTGGCTTGAATACTGCCACCAGATTGTTTCTGTAATTGTGTAGCTAACAAACCTACCTGATCAGAATATTGCTTTGCTGTCAAACTACCAGAGGCTTCAGCTTTAGCTAACTTCCTGATTTGAGTCTCAACCTTAGTAGACTCTTTGAAAGCTTTAGTTAGTTGTGTAGTGTCAACAATAAAGGTTAGGTCTGTGTTATTAGCCATTTGCTTTCCTTAAGAATGTCTGATCTAGTCTAAGTAATGTGTCAATCTCATGAGGCCTAAGTTTTGTATTAGTTAGTTCCATCCAAGATTTAATGTCCGTCTGGTTGATTGGGTTAACACCGGTATAACTTTGGCTTCTTGTGTTACTTAAACGACAAAAGGCAACCCAGACATTCCCTAGAAGAGAAGGAAACTTTACAGGCTCCTTTAAATCCTCTGGCGTATGTCCAAGCTGCCTTTCTACTTGTTTAAGGTGATCCCTTTTAGTAACGCCCGTACCTTCTGGTGCATTCAAGTCAAACTGATGGTCAGCCCAAACTATAAGATCATCAACCAGACTTAAGTAAAAGCCTCAGAGTTATTCAGGCCTTTTTCCAACTGGGTACGTAGACCATAAACTTTAATATAAAGTTCTTTGGCTTGTTTTACAGTTAGTTTAGGTGTCTCACCACCAAGAGTAATATTCCACTCTTTAGTAATCTTAGCTAGTAGGTCCAATGCATTAGCATCCATATCAGCAGCTTTAGGTTTAATATCTTCACCTTCTGATAGAGCTTTAGCTAGTCTCAAGTCAGCTTGACTGTACATAACCTCTTTATATTTATCAGAGAAAGTATTCCATAGTGTGATAGTCATAGGAGATTTATCTGGGTTAACCATTGTCTCTTCTGTCACAGGATGTTTGATTTCAACTGTAATTGTATCTGATGTTGGGATAAGTGTTTGCAAGTCCATTGTCGGGTTCCTTTGTAATGTTTCTTTAGTGTAACCTAAAGTATACTAATGTTACACTAAGGTAACTTGTCGGGAGTTTAATCTTTGGCTGGGAACCTAACCCGACATTCGATCCCCAGCCTCCCCTAAGGGATTAGACAGTCTCAGGACGTTCGATGTACATGTTAGTTCCAGTTGTGTCATCATAGATAGCTACAAAAGGCATTGTGATAATACGGCTTGTAGGACCATCAACAGGTACATCAGCACCATTAACTTTGATACGAGGGAAACCAAATGTGTATAGGTTAGCCCCACTTGGGTCATCTACTGATACAATCATCTCTGATTCTGTTTCGTTAAGGAAACGATTTAGGAGATCAGCGTCTTCAAAGTAAGCTGTTAGAGTACCTTCAATAGTAGACATACCATATTCAAGCTGTGGAGTGCTGTCATCACCAACTACAAATGTAGGGTTGATAGCATTGTCTACAGTGAATTCAAGGCCTGTAACGATAGCTTTAGATGTAGCACCACCAACATCACCAATCTGCATGTCACCTGAATAGGCATCAAAAGGTTGGTTAGTAGAGACAGCATCTACAGTTTTACCTGTACCACTGACTGTCATATCTTTACCTACCATAGAGAAGGTAGTTGTTACCATCTGGTTAGGTGCAATAGATACAGCCATTGAAGATACCGAGCAACCTGTGAAAACTCTATATTGAGCAATATCATTTGCAGCATCTTCGATAGAGAATGTCTGGAGATCAACACCAGTTTTAAGGATGTCTGGAGAAGCTACAGGAGTAGTGTCCCAAGTCCCAAACATAGCAGCTTCTAGCCACTCATCAAAGTCATCAGCCCTAAGGTCAACAACTACGTCACCTGCTGATTGTCTGTTACCGTGACGGTCTACTCTAAGCATACGGTCTGGTTGGATTTCATTACCTTGAACTCTATCTTTTGATAGGTTTAGGGAGTGTGTATTATAAGCTAATGCTTGGAAGTTACCTGCGGGTGTAGTACCAAAAGTTACTTCTTTAAGGTAAGATAGACCACTACGTGACCCTTGTGCGAATGCCATAATGGATTCTCCTGAGATTAGGTGTTAGTATAGACGTACCAGCCAACATTAACTGGGACTACGTAGAAGGCACCCTCTTTAGTACCAACTTCTTTGTCAACATATCGGGTTGTGATTGTCAGGCCATCGAAGGTGATATCCGTGTTAGCCTCAAAGGCAGTAATTAAATCAGAAACTACTTGTGTAGCAGAGCCTCTACCGGATTCAGTGGAGACATTACATTCTAACCTAAAGACACCTTGGTAATAAGTTTGGAAGGATTGACCTCTAGAAGCCGGTTCCCTTACTGTAGGGATAAATAAGGCTTCAATATAATCAGTACCAACCGTGGGTGTATATGTGCCATTCTCAAAAGATACATCAGGAACCCCAGCAATAGCTAGTAGATGTGTCTCTAGGGCAGCTTCAATCTTTTCATAAGACATTATCTGTTTTTATCCTTTACTGTAGCAAGGATTTTACCTAAGGCCATACCATTGCCCCTTCTAGGGACCATGTGAGGTCCATGAGGTGCCCTATTACGGACTACAGCACCACCAGAGGTTATAATAGATTCTCCGTGTGTGGTTAGGTCTTTGGTTAATTCTTTAGCTATGTGATTAGACTTCACAGCTTGTTTATTTTGCCCACCCGTTCTACCGGGAGCTTTAGAGGATTTACTTCTACCTCCACCAGAACCTTTAGGAACGATGGACCAACTCTCTACGAATGCCCCTGTGTCCACAGGAGAGGCCTGTACAGCGTCACTGGCAACTTTAAGCACCTTGGCCTTAGCAGCTTCCTTAGCGGCTCTCTCCATGGCTTCTAGCTTGACTGAGAGGGATTGAGAGTTTACCTTAATTTTCATTGTCTGACCTGACAGATATATAAAGCTACCGCTGATCCTTCATAGATAGTCCTGTAGGAAACAACTTTAACTTCTTTATCTACACCGGTCACCTTAGTACCAACTACAGGGGCAGGTGTAGGATCTCCAGAAGTATCTATAGAGGCTAGGAGTAATTTCCTGTCCCCAAACAATATAGAACCATTATCTATTTCTGATAAGTTGTAGTCGGCCATATAACCAATTACAGTAGAGTTTGAAGATGTTCCAGAGTATGTACCAGTAGAAGCATCGTAAGTAGCACCAGATGTGTACTCTAGGGTTACGTTCTGCCCTTTATCTTCTAGGATATAAAGCATAGCAGTTGCAATAGTATTCAACATCAGTAATCATCCTCAGTCCTTGGGGGATTCTTAAACTGATACCTACAAAATGCGTTAGGTGTATTCAGTCCACCACCAGCTACACCAAGACGACTGCCCAGAGTTTTAGCTTTCCTATTAAGATCATCTGATAGCATACGGTAGTTTTTCAATAGGTCGCTATACTCTACAAGTAAGTCACCATCAATTTCTGTAGTCACCAACCTAGCATATTTAGCAATCAGTGAATCAGAGATATAGATAGCTGCGTAGTAAACATCATCTTGGCTCTCAGATAGACCAAAGTTAATCTCTTCGTCTTGAACCTGAGGCTTATTGCTTTCGGTATCACCTACGAGGAACCTTACTACATTAAGACGCCCTGCGGCTGTACTTTTATCCAAATCAGTTGGGTCGTATGTCCACGCCATAGGGCAATCCTTTAATCAACTAGTAGTTTGTCTCTAATGGTGAAGAAGTCTTCTTCTACCCAAGCATTGTTACGTAGGAAGCTTCTAATCAATCCACGTTGCTTATCTTCAATACGGGATTTCTTACACTTCTTATCATTAAACTCAGAAGTGCTGTTAGTTCTAGTCTTAACAATAACATTAATTGAATCTACAAGTTTACCTAGTAGTTCACTGTTAAGTTCACTTAGTCTATCCCCAACCTTAGCCTGCTTCTCTAGTTCTTCATTATGATAAATCATATCATTAATAAACCACAGACGGGCAGTTTCGTAAGGGACTTCCATCTCTTGCCAAGGTAGGTTTTGGTTATACTTGAAAGTTTTACCTTGCCACTTAATACTGTTGTGCATCCCTTTTACAAATACAGGAATGGCCACTTGAAGGTCTTTATACATAATTTTATCCTAGTCGGGTTAGGGAAAGGTTAGCCCCCGAAAGAGCTAACCATTTTATTTAGATAATGTCCGAAACATAAGTACCAAGGTTAGACCCGGTAACTTTCATGTCGTAAGCCATACCCATGTGAGTTTGCTCAGCTACACCTTTACGGTCCAGTGCAGCATCACCAGCCCAAGTTTGAGCAGTAATACCGTAGGAGAAACCTTCCACTTGGTTCCAAGCAAAGATAGCTCCAGCAGAAGCTACATCAATACCAGACTCCATCGGTGAGTGTACCATCAGCATTTGGTTAGCAACCATACGTGCACGGTTCTCAGCTTCGCCATGGTTAGCTTGGTTAGAAACCGCATCGGCCCAAATGATCTCATCAACTTCAAACACAGAAGCGATAATAGCATCGTTAACCATAGCAGGGTTAGTAACCGAAGCACCACCGTTAATACGACCCAGAAGCTGTGTGTTCTGTAGAAGGAAACGTTTGATGTCTTTTGTCAGGACAATCTTGTTAGCCTTCAGACCATAGTTACGGATTTCGAAGTCTTCTTTCCACTTCTGAACATCATTCAGAGGAAGGGAAGCACCATCAGACCACTTAGTGAAGTCAGTAGTACCAGCAAGATCTTCACCCCAAACACCTGTTGTCAGATATGTGGAGATCCAGTCA